AGACTGGTGGAAAGAACTACATTATCGTTTTTAAAAAACATGCGAAACACCTTCCCCCAGAGAGGATATATCTGTATGAGGGAAGGTATTCGCTAGAAGTATCACGAAACGGTGTCAACGAACCGGCAACGAGGGAAGGCTGGGATACTATATCTAGTTTTTTAAAAAAAGTTCACGGTTCGCGTCCCACGAAAAGCGAGGAATTCTGCCATAAATCAGGATAAGGTACGATAACTACAATTATTGTACCTAATAATTCGTGAGAAAATAAGCATTACTCGTGGAAAACGGCTAGGTACTTACGAAATATTAGAAAAATGGCCGTTTTTCGCCGTTACCGACCCCCCAAAAATCGTACGCGTACGCCAGGCGGAGGACGCAAGCGCGAGTTTTGAATACGCAACGAGAAATTTTTCATATGAAACATATTTTGTTAGGGTATACCCCTTTTTTTAGTATAAATGTCTTTAGGAGTCCCAATGGAAACCAATAATAATAAATTTCAAAAGTATTCAGATGAAGAATTAAGACTAATGCTCGCTATTGCTATGCAGGATGATAGCAAAAAAGCTCAAGATAGTTTTATGCACTTTGTTAAAATGGTGTGGCCTGAGTTTATCGATGGATATCACCACAACATTATGGCAAAAAAGTTTGAAGAAATAGCTACTGGAAAGTTAAAGCGCCTAATTGTCAACATGCCCCCAAGACATACAAAGTCAGAGTTTGCTTCTTACCTGTTTCCTGCCTGGTTAATGGGTAAAAAACCAAAAACAAAAATAATTCAAGCAACACACACAGCAGAATTGTCTTATCGTTTTGGTCGCAAGATGAGAAACTTAATGGATGATGCAGATTATAGAAAAATTTTTAAAGATGTTCATTTACGAGCAGATTCAAAAGCTTCAGGGCGATGGGAAACAAATCATGCTGGGGAATATTTTGGTGCGGGTATCGGCGGTGCTATTACCGGGCGTGGTGCAGATCTATTAATTATTGATGATCCACATTCAGAGCAAAGTATTACAGATACAAGTTTTGATAATGCCTTTGAATGGTATATGTCAGGACCAAGACAACGTTTACAACCTGGAGGAGCCATCGTTGTTGTTATGACGCGTTGGTCGGAACGCGATCTGACGGGTCGTTTAATCAAACAACAAGCAGAAACAAAAGCAGATCAATGGGAAGTAATAGAATTTCCAGCCATTATGCCAAGTGGTAAACCCATATGGCCAGAATATTGGAAAAAAGAAGAATTAGAAAAAATTCAAGCCAATTTACCTGTGATGTCTTGGGAAGCGCAGTACCAACAAAAGCCAACATCGGAAGAAGGAGCCATTATTAAGCGTGAATGGTGGAAGACATGGGAAAAAGAAGACATGCCTGAGCTCATTCACATTATTCAAAGTTATGATACAGCATTTTCCAAAAAAGATTCAGCGGATTACAGTGCAATTAGTACATGGGGCATTTTTAAGACAGGATTTAATCAAGATAATATTATTTTACTCGATTGCATGAAAGATCGTTGGGAATTTCCAGAATTAAAACGCGTTGCGCTCGAACAATACAAGTATTGGGAACCCGAAACAATTATTGTAGAGGCAAAAGCAAGTGGACAACCTCTTATTCAAGAGATGCGCCAGATTGGTATTCCTGTTGTGAGTTATTCTCCATCAAAAGGGAATGATAAACTTTCACGTGTAAATTCGGTGTCACCTATTTTTGAATCAGGACAAGTTTGGGCTCCAGAAAAAAAATTTGCAGAAGAAATGATTGAAGAATGTGCAGCTTTTCCTTATGGTGAACACGATGATTTAGTTGATAGTATGACGCAAGCAATGATGCGTTATCGTCAAGGACATTTTATTGCATTAAAGGATGATTACGATGACCCGATTAAACCAATTTATGAACAACAACCAGAATATTACTAAATGGTAGCTCAAGCAGCATTACCTTTAATGACTATTGCCGCAAACATGGGGATGTCAATTCCTGCTGTTGTTGAATATTTTAAAGGAGAAAACATAGATCTCTCTGGTTATGGGGAAAACGATTTGGTTGATCTCGAAACACTATTCCCTCAAACTGAATTAGAACGAATTAAAGAATACAAAACATATGGTGGAAGTTTTTATGATGCACCCCCCGTGGTCGGTGACACATCTTTAGATAATATTATTGTTCAATCAAAAAAAGAAGATGATTCAAAAGAAAAGAAAACAAAAACAATAGATCAAGAAGGAAAAATACTTCCAGATCTTCCAGATCAAATGCCTGATCCAGACGATGATGGCGGTGGGCCTAAGATTGATATAGATTACAAAAGACTAGCAGAAATTTTAATGGAAGAAGCAGTAGATCAAACAATATCAAGTTTAGAAGGTAAGTTCAAAAAAATACAAGACAAAAAGAATAAAGATAAGGGAATAGATTTATCTCCTGAAAAAATTAAGAACAATTTAAGGCTTCACGTGCTCCGTCTAACGAATATTATTGATGGTAAAAAAGAAGAATATCCAGGCGGACCATTAAACGACAGAATAGTTTTGATGCCAAAAGAGGGCTCTAATCTACCTCCTATAGCAATTGGAAATATTAACTATGAAGATTGGATTGCGAAAATTACACTTAGTGACGAAGAGATTATGAACCAAAAAAACTGGTACAAAAAAGTTTATGATAGTTTTAATGTGATGACAAACGGCGATAAAAGAATGAATGGTATACTTGGGAAAGCCTGGTTATCAGGACAAATTAATGAATCACCAACAAACGCGTTGGCAAATGTTATTTACATTTATGAGCAGTACAAAAGAGGTGTAGATTTTGATGATGTCAAAGGTAAAGGATTAGACGCACCAACAAACAATATTAAAAGCATAATTTACGGAAAACAAATTGAAAGTGGTATTGGCCCTAAAATTGCTGACTTCATCGATGCAGGTGATGGAAAGAATACCAGATCAATTATGGCGGACAGTAAAGAAGGTGGAGCACCATTCGTTGTTGATGTCCACACGGCTCGTGATACGGGGATGGTAGATCAAACATATTTAAATAAATTAGAAAAAATGGGGTATGTTATTCCTGAAAATGTAAAAACTGATTTTGGCCAAGGAGGTATTACTGGAACTAAATATGAAAATAGATCTTTATTTGGACAAGGATTAACACAGTACTTAAATAGCATAAGTTGGAAAGGGAAAAACGATTGGACACCTGCAGAGATACAGGCAATAGGATGGATGAACTTAACAAAAATGTATGGTGAACTTGGAACGTCTGGAGATATCGATATGGCACTTAACAGAAACTTGCGTCGTATTTCAATGAACGTTGACCCCGCTAAAGGTTCCCCGTGGTCAAACATTTACGGAGAAAAGTACAATGCTTTAGATGATGAGAAAAAATTTAAAGTTAACGATCAAGTCACGGCTAAAGCAATTGAGTATGTCAATGAAATGACAGGTATAGATTTTAGTGAGATTGTATATGGCACTGGAGGAGTAAAACCAAAAACTACTCAACAAGGTTTTATATCAAAAGAAGCAGCCACAGATGCGGCGGCAAAATTAGGGTATATGCTTAATCAACCTGAAGTTTGGGTAAATACAGCAAAAGAAATTACAAAAAACCCTAATCATTTTGCATTAGATATTGTTGAAGTTGGAGAAAAAAGTATGCAAGACAGTGATGTCGTTAAATCTTTATTTGAACAGATAATGAACAATGATCCAGAAAAACTGTTTCAAGCCTATCAGCCTATTATTGTTGATGGAAAACCCGGCATTCGTTTAATTATTGATAGTGATGCGATTAAAAACTCAAGTTTAAAAAAGGCAGAGATATTGCCTTATATACAAGAATTCACAGAAAATGGTTTAAATGAGATTATTAAAGACTTGGATTTTGATGTAGAAACGTTTATATCTGAAATAGAATTAAAAAAATTAGTTAATAACTGGGAGAAACAAAAAAATGGGCAAGGTTATATCGACAACTTTAGTAACCAACCCTCGTCAGATGCCGAGAGTGGAAGCAGGACAAACGTCTATTATTATGCAGAACAACTTACGAAGTTCTTTGCAAAAGTCCTCCAACAAGAATCAAAAACAATCACAGACACAACCAAAAAAATAACGAAGAAAAAATTAGGTGGTTCTATAGAAATACCAAAATTTCATTTTGGTGGATTTATTAACCGACTTAGGGTATAAAAAAATATGGCCGAAAATAATATAGATCAAAAGATACAATCAGTTGTAGGTGAGACAATTGAAGAAGCGATTCAAAACGAAGAACCAGTTGATATAGAAGTTGTTACGGAAGAAACAATTGTTTCTGATGAACCTATTGTGGAGGAAGATTTTTATTGTAACCTTGCAGAAAAGATGGATGACAACGACCTTGGTCGTATTGCTAGTAATTTAGTAGCAGATTATGAAAATGATAAATCATCGAGAGATGAATGGGCTCATACTTATACCAAAGGGCTAGAGTTACTAGGAGTAAAATTTGAGGAAAGAACAAGACCGTTTCGTGGGGCTAGTTCGGTTACCCATCCTTTATTAGCAGAAGCAGTTACACAATTTAGTTCTACAGCATTTAAAGAAATGATGCCTTCTGATGGGCCTGTAAGAACACGTGTTGTAGGAAAAGAAGATGTAGAAATTTATCAACAAGCACAACGCGTCAAAGAATTTATGAATTATCAAATCACAAATGTGATGGAAGAGTATACCCCTGAATTAGATCAGATGCTTTTTTATTTGCCGCTTTCAGGATCGACATTTAAAAAAGTTTATTACGATGGGCAACTAGGACGTGCTGTTTCAAAATTTGTTCCAGCCGAAGATCTTATTGTTCCTTATAGTGCAAGTGATTTAGATTCATGTGAAAGAATTACTCATGTTGTAAAGTTAACAGAAAATGATGTACGAAAAAAACAAGTAGCAGGATTTTATAGAGATATTGATATTAACCCAGCACCTCCTAGTGTTCCTACGTATAACACGGGCGACATTAGAAGTACGATTGATCAATTAGAAGGTATTCAACAAACAGGTGATTCTTACATTGTTACTCTTTTAGAAATGCATGTAGATTTAGACTTAGAAGGATATGAAGATGTAGATGGAGAAGGCGAACCAACAGGTATTAAGCTGCCATACATTGTAACGATTGATGAACAGTCTGGAAAAGTTTTATCTGTTCGTAGAAATTATGCAGAAGATGATCCTTTATACAAAAAGAAACAATATTTTGTTCACTTTAAATTTTTACCGGGATTAGGATTTTATGGATTTGGATTAATTCATTTAATTGGTGGTTTATCACGAACAGCGACACAAGCTCTTCGTCAATTGATTGATGCTGGAACTTTAGCGAATTTACCTGCAGGTTTCAAGACACGCGGTCTACGGATCGCAGACAATGATGATCCTTTACAACCAGGAGAATTTAGAGATGTAGATGCACCATCTGGTGCTATTCGAGAAGGATTATTACCATTACCTTACAAAGAACCATCACAAACATTATTTGCTCTTCTAGGATTTGTGGTGCAAGCAGGACAACGATTTGCTCAAATTGCTGATATGCAAGTTGGCGATGCAAATCAACAAGCACCTGTAGGAACGACTATTGCATTGTTAGAACGCGGTTCGCGTATCATGAGTACTATTCACAAAAGAATGTATTATGCAATGCAAAAAGAATTTAAACTTTTAGCCAATGTTATTCAATCTTATCTTCCAGACGAATACCCTTATGCGGTTGTTGGAGGAGATAGATCTATTAAACAAACAGATTTCGATGAACGCGTAGATATTATTCCTGTTGCTGATCCTAATATATTCTCCATGGCACAAAGAATACAATTAGCACAAACACAATTACAATTAGCTATGAGCGCTCCTCAATTACACAATGTGAAAGAAGCTTATATTCGTATGTATGAGGCTCTTGGAATAAAAGATATTGACAAAATTATGAAGTTAGAAAAACCAGAACCAATGAGTCCAACACAAGAAAATCAAAAATTAATGGATTCAGACAAAATTGAGGCATATGAAGGGCAAAATCATGATGCCCATATTCAGGCACATTTAGTTTTTGGTTTATCTCCCGTTGTTCAATTAATGCCACAAATAGGAGTAGATCTTAACAAACATATATTACAGCATGTTACATTAAAAGCAAAAGAAGCAGTAGCTATGCAAATACAACAAGCAGAACAACAAATGGGACAAGTAGCCGAAGGAGAAAATTTAGAGGCAATGACTCAAGGGCAGATAGCCACATTAGAGGCACAATTCCTAGGCGAAGTTCAACAGTTACAAGCACAACTGAGTGGAGCAGGACAACCAGATCCTGTTATTCAATTAAAACAACAAGAATTACAACAAAGAGCTATGAATGATCAGGCAAAATTACAATTTGATCAAACTAAACTTGGTTTTGAGCAACAAAAATTACAACAAAAAGATAAAATAGATAATGCTCGTATTGATTCGGCAGAAGATATTGCTATGCTAAGAGCTAAAATTAATCTTGAAAAACTAGATCAACAAAAGAAAGGTCCTGGATTTCAATATAAAAAAAACGGCGGTAAAGTATGACAACACCACAAGAAATTTTTGATAATTACCTCAAAGAATTACATAAAGTGGTAAAAACAGTGGTGCACAATAAAGAGCAATCTATTATTTTAGCTGAAGCAATGATGGTTACCGTTAAAGAATTATTAGAGGCTCAAGGGTTTGCTGTGGATCATTCTTTACTATTTATACAACATGCTTTACAAGAATTAGAAGAAAACAAACCAACTATACATTAGGAGATAACATGGCATTGAATAACCCAAAACCAAAGTTCATTAATGGTTCCCTTTATCCAAATGCAAAAATGACTGTTTCTACTGATGGTAATCCTTATGCAGGAAAATTTAAAAACAAAGAAGCAATGGCTGATGTTTATTCTGCATCTATGGACGGACCAAAAGTAAAACAGAATTTAGGATCAGGACCAAAAGGACAACGCAGTAAGGTTCAAATTAAAAAAGTTCCATTTAAAGGTTTATATTAGTGGAATGCAAACATTGTGGTCATGGATGCCATTGTAGTGATGGCAGTTCTTGTCAATCATGTGATTGCAAAAATTGTGAACATGAGTTAGAAAGTAGTGTCGAATTTGAAGAAGATTTTAGTTTGACAGTTCATTAGACAAGGAGGTTGTATGAATTTATTAAAAGATTTATGGGAACACGTTAAAGAGTGGTCTCAGTGGAAGATGAAGGACTGGATAAAAGCCGCTATTGTTGCCATTGTAGTTCTTTGGGTCATCAGTTGGATGACTGGAGGAGCAGCCTAGACTATGGTCTGGCAACTCTTAGCAAAACCCTTACTCGGCGTAGCCGCAGACACAGTTCGCGGCTTCGTTGAGACAAAAAAAGCAAAAGCAGAATTAAAAGTTCAAGAAATTAAAGCCGCTACTAAATTAAAACAAGACCAGATCTCTGGGAAAGTGAAATGGGAAGCATCAGCCGTGGATCAAATGAAAGGTTCGTGGAAAGACGAACTAATTTTAATTTGTCTTTTGGCTCCGGCAACGCTCGTATTTTTTCCAGGAATGACAGAACATATTCATGCTGGGTTTGTCGCCTTGCAGTCACTGCCGGATTATTATAAACATCTCTTATATATTGCCTGCTCAGCAAGCTTTGGCATCAAGGCGGGAAAAGGTGCAATGGGTTTAATTAAAAAGGGGAAATAATGACTAAAAAAGGATTATATTATAATATTAATAAAAGAAAAAAAGCCGGAACTAGTAGACCTAAATCTAAATCAACTATTAGTGCAAAAGCTTATACTAATATGAAAAAAGGCTTTCCTAAAAAGAAAAAATAATGCCTTTTAAATCTGAAAAACAAAAAAAATATTTATTTGCTAATAAACCTAAAATAGCAAAACGGTGGGCTAAAGAATATAAGGATGGGGGTCTATCATCTAAAGATTTAACTGTTCATCAAAGAACAGCCAATGCTGCTGGAATGAAACCTGTTATTGCTACTAAACCTAAAGGCGACCCAACAGGTATGGGATTAAAAGGTCAGGCTCTTAAAGGAGCATCAGTAAAAAACAAAAAAAATGGAGGTATTATGAAAAAAAATAAAGGTGGTATAGCTAAAGGATCTAGAGAAGGTTCTGTTATAAATACTCCGGTGTCTTTTGCTAAAGGAGGTAAATTAGATATTAAAAAAGCTATTAAAAAACCTGGTGCATTAAGAAAATCACTTGGTGTTAAAAAAGGAGAAAAAATCCCTGCAAGTAAATTAAATAAAGCTGCAAAAGCCAAAGGTAAATTAGGTCAAAGAGCTCGATTTGCTAAAACTTTAGCTAAATTAAGAAAAGGAAAGCGTGGATAATTCATGGGCTTTACAAACGTATGCTCATTATAGTAATCGTTATGGTTGGACTTTAACAAGAAAGGAAACAATGCAAAATAATTATCAAAAATGTTTAGAAACAATACTTCATCATGAAGGGGGTTATGTAAACCATCCAGAAGATCCTGGAGGGGAAACAAATTTAGGAGTAACTAAAAAAGTGTATGAAGAATGGGGTGGCACTAAAGATATGAAAGAATTAACGGTAGAAGATGTGGCTCCAATTTATAAAAAAAATTATTGGGATAGGTTGAAATGTGATGATTTACCATCAGGATTAGATTTATGTGTTTTTGACTTTGGGGTTAATGCTGGACCTGGAAGAGCGGCAAAATATTTACAAACACTAGTATTAACAAAAGCAGATGGAGGCATTGGTCCTATGACATTAGCTAAAGTAGAAGATTACATTAATAAATTTAGCATTAAACATGCTATTGATCATTATCAAAATAATAGGCAAAAATACTATGAAGAGCTGTCTACCTTTAAAACATTTGGAAAAGGCTGGACACGAAGAGTAGAAGAAACTACTAAACTTGCTTTAGACTTAGTATAATATGCAATTTGAAAATTTTTTTACTTATTACAGATCTAAATTAAAAGATAGACAAAACGCATTAAAACAAGCTATATTGACCGGCGCAGCAAAAGATTGGGCTGATTATAGGTATTTAACAGGTAAGTTACATGCCTTAGAACAAGAAGAACAGGAACTCACGGACCTGCTAAAGAAAACGGAGCTCGAAGATGAATGATAAAGCTAAACTTATTATGCCAAAACATATTTGGGATGGTAAGAAGAAAGAAACTCAAAAACAAGAATTGGAAAAAGTACCAGAACCTACAGGTTATCGCCTTATTTTATTTCCTTTAAAATTAGAAGGAAAAACAGCAGGAGGAATTCATTTAACAGATCAAGCTATAGAACAAGCTTCTATTGCTACTAATATTTGTAAAGTAATGAAAGTAGGTCCTGATGCTTATCAAGACAAAGAAAAATTTCCTAATGGTCCTTGGTGTAAAAAGGATGATTGGATTATCATTACTCGATATGCAGGTTCTAGAATCAGCATTGATGGTGGTGAGTTAAGGATAATTAATGATGATGAAGTACTGGCAGTTGTTGATGATCCCCGTGATATTTTGCCAGCTAATTTAATTTAACATGGAGGTACCATGCCCACAATATTGAATACAAAAGAGGAAACAGATAAAACTGTTCCTATCGATACATCAGGAGAATCAATGGATGTAGAGATAAAAGAAGAAACAACTGACACAATAAAAGCAGATCAAGTTGTTGAAGAAGATAAAACTGTTTCAAAAGATGAGTCAAAAACAAAAGAAGAATCAAAAGAGGAAGCCGAAGAATATTCTCAAGCAGTTAAAAAAAGAATTGATAAACTAACTTTTAAAATTAGAGAAGCAGAGCGTCAAAAAGAAGAAGCTTTAAAATATGCAAATTCTGTTAAAAAAGAACGTGATGATCTTAAAGGAAAAGTAACTGAAGTTGATGAAGGATATTTACAAGAATATAAAAAACGTGTTTCTTCGGAAATGGAAAAAGCACAAGGTGTTCTTCAATCAGCAATTAATGCAGGAGATGCCAAAGCTCAAGTAGAAGCCAATAAAGCAATTGCTCGTTTAGCCATTGAAGAAGAAAGAGCCGATGCTTCTTTAAAACAAAGAGAAACTAAAAAAAATACTGAAATTAAAAAAGAAGAAAAACCTTCTGAACCACAAAAAATACCACCTGATCCTAAAGCTGAGGCATGGGCAGAAAAAAATGAATGGTTTGGTAAAGAAGAAGGGATGACTTATACGGCTTTATCTATCCATAAAAAACTTATTCAAGAAGAAGGATTTGACGGAAAGAGCGATGAGTATTATAAAGAACTTGACAAACGAATTAAAAAAGAGTTTCCTCATAAATTCGAGGATAAAAATAACAAAGACAGCCGCGTAGTCCAAACGGTTGCCTCTGCTAATAGATCGACAAAAACTGGACGCAAAGTAGTGAGACTCACACCCTCCCAGATAGCAATAGCTAAAAGACTTGGTGTGCCATTAGAAGAATACGCAAAACACGTGAAGGAGGCGTAAATTATGAATGAAATAAAACAAAAAACCTCACGCAAATTAGAAACCCGTGAATTAAAATCTCGTAAAAGAGGTTGGACTCCACCATCTAATTTAGACGCACCTGAACCCCCAGAAGGTTTTCACCATCGGTGGGTAAGATATGAGTTTAGAGGTAATGCAGACGATAAGAATGTAACAGCTAGACTTAGATCTGGATATGAACCTGTGAGAGCAGAGGAATATCCTGACAGGTTAGATTTACCACATTTAACAGAGGGTAAATTTAAAGGCGTTATTGCAGTTGGTGGATTAATGTTGATGAGGTGCCCTTTAGAAGTTAAAGAAGATCGGGATCAGTATTTTAAAAACTTAACCGATGATCAACAAAAATCTGTTGATAATGATTTAATGAAAGAGGAACATCCATCGATGCCAATTTCTAAGGAGAGACAATCACGAGTTACATTTGGTGGTAATAAAAAATCTTGATGGTCAGGATCTATATTACTACTATTTTGTCTAAAGGAGACATATTATGGCTAATATAGATGCAGCATTCGGTCTTCGTCCTTACGAAAAAACCGGATCAAACTATAATAATCAAGGCATTAATGCGTATCCTCTTAACTTCGATGGCTTAACTACTGGTTCAACAAGTAAAATTTATACTGGTACACCAGTAATACCTCTAGCTAGCGGATTAATAGATTTACCAGGAAATGCTAATGGCGGTACAGTTCCTTTGTTAGGCGTTTTCATGGGTTGTAAGTATATTGCAACTGATGGAACTCCAACTTGGGCTTCATACTGGCCAGGTTATGCAGCGATTAAAGCTTCAACTGAAGCTACAGCTTATGTTGCCGATGACCCTAGCGCATTATTTGTTATTAATGCGGATGGAGCACTACCTGATAACGCTCTTTTTGCTAATGCTAACTTTGCAACAGCAATTACAGGAACTGATTCAAGTGGTTATTCTCTAGGAGAACTAGCAACAGCTACTATTGCTTCTGGTTCTGCAACTCTTAATATGAAGATTGTAGGATTTGATGATGAAGCTTCAGTATCAGAAGGTGCAGTTGATAAAACTGTAGCAGGTCGATTAGCGATCGTAAAACTTAACGTTCATTTTATGGACTCAACATCAGGAATATAGGAGATAAGATATGGCTATTAATAGAGCACAGCTTGCCAAAGAACTAGAACCTGGTTTGAACGCCCTGTTCGGTTTGGAGTACGCACGCTACGAAAACGAAGCAGCTCAAATTTTTGAGCAAGAATCAAGTGATAGAGCTTTTGAAGAAGAAGTTATGTTAGTTGGATTTGGACAAGCTAATGTAAAAGCAGAAGGTGCAGCAGTAGGTTTTGATACCGCTTCTGAATCTTTTACTGCTAGATACACTCATGACACAATTGCACTTGCATTTGCGTTAACTGAGGAAGCTGTCGAAGACAACTTGTATGATACTTTATCAGCTCGTTACACAAAAGCCCTAGCAAGATCTATGGCTTATACTAAACAAGTTAGAGGCGCTAACGTATTAAATAATGCGTTTTCAGTGACTGGTGGAGACGGAGTTACATTAGCTAACACTGCTCACCCAACAGCACTAGGTGGCACTTTCTCAAACAGAAGTGCAACTGATGCAGACCTTAACGAAACCTCATTAGAACAAGGCATGATTGATATTGCTGGTTTTATCGATGAAAGAGGGCTTAAAATTGCGATGAAAGGACAGAAATTAATTATTCCTGTTAACACCCAATTTGTAGCTGATAGGATCTTAGAATCCACACTCAGAGTTGGTACTGCTGACAATGATATTAATGCTCTGAAAAACATGGGCATGCTACCAGGTGGTTACACAGTTAACCATTATCTAACAGATACGGATGCATGGTTTGTGAAAACAGATTGTCCTAATGGATTTAAACACTTTGTTAGAGCTGCCCTTGCTACAGGCATGGAAGGTGACTTTGACACAGGAAATATGAGATACAAAGCTCGTGAGAGATATAGCTTTGGTTACTCTGATCCTAGAGCTGTTTATGCATCACAAGGTTCGTAAAAAAATACTGGATCCTCCCAGATCAAAGAAGGCGGTTGCAAGACCGCCTTTTTTGTTTTAGAATGGAATTTACCCAAGACTTAACAAGACAACTAAAAGGAGGTTGACATGGGCACAACTACTTTCTCCGGTCCAATTAAAGCCGGAACATTAAAAGACACAACAGGAAGTACAGTAGGTACTAATGTTGCTAATACTGGATTTGTATTAATGGCACAATCTGCAAATATTGTTTATGCTGCAGATGGTACCACAACTACTATTGCAACTTTACCAGCAAACAGTCAAATCTTTCAAATTACTTTGGATGTAACAACTGCTTTTGATGCAGGTACAACCAATACAATTGATTTTGGAGATGGCACAACTGCTGATAAATATGCAGATGCATTAGCTGCTGGTTCTCAAGCAAGAGTTCTTGCTACATCAGATGTTTCACAAATTGGAAACCTAATTGATGTAGGAACTTCAGACGTTCAAGTCATTGCTACTTATAACCAATCAGGTTCTGCAGCATCTGCAGGTGCAGCTACTGCTACTGTATTATATTTACAAAACAGAAATCTAAGCTAGAGGTTAATAATGTTTGGTATTAAAACAAAACAATTAACTGCAAGTGGTCAAGTTACAACTAAAGTAAGTGCAGGAACTAATACTCTTAGTGCACCAGCACGAGTGTTAGGATTAACTGTTCAATGTGGTGCAACTGAAGGCAGAGTGGATTTGATAGATAATGGTTCAAGTGGAACTGTGAAATTTACTCAAGTTACTCCTGCTATCGGTTCAGGAGAAGATGAAATTCTTCAAATTGATTTTCCTGAAATGGGATTAAAATTTGATACCGATCTTTACGTTTTCTTCAATCAAGCTACAAAAGTTAATGTAATTTATGGCTGATAAACAGCCACCAAAAACAAAAAAATATTTCCGCCCCACTAAGTCTGGGGCGGGAATGACTAAAGCTGGGACTGCACGTTACAGACGTGAGAACCCTGGTTCTAAATTAAAAACAGCAGTAACAGGCAAAGTTAAAAAAGGATCTAAGGATGCTAAAAGAAGAAAATCTTTTTGTGCTAGAAGTGCAGGTCAAATGAAAAAATTTCCTAAAGCGGCTAATAATCCTAATTCAAGATTAAGACAAGCTAGGAAAAGATGGAAATGTTAGATGAGAATACTTTTTTTTATACTATGCTTTATTTTAATTATGAGTGCAGTTACTAGTGCTAAAGGAGCAGATACAAACACAGTAAGTTCAACAGTAGTAACAAATAATACACCACCAACTGCTTCGGCACCGTCGGTGGTGGTTAATAATTCAGATATATGTAAGACAGCAGTGGCAGGCGCCGTGCAAACCCAGATTTTGGGTATTAGTAGTGGCGTTACGGTGACTGATGAAAACTGTGAAAGAATAAAATTAGCCAGATCTTTGTATGCATCAGGCATGAAAGTTGCAAGTGTGTCAATACTGTGTCAAGATCCTAGAGTATGGGATTCAATGGCTATGGCAGGGACTCCTTGTCCATACATGGGGGCTATTGGAGAAGAAGCATCAAAAGGATGGGAAGAAAACCCTGATATGATTCCAGAAGGAAGTTTTGTACTTGCTAAAATGGAACAAGAAGAAAAACAAATTAAAAAATCAGAAGGATTAACAGATGGACAAAAGTTGGCTAAGTTTATTTTATTTGGCATGGCTATGCACTCTGGCATTGTGGCCTTCTTCCCTTAAAGCAGAATGTCCTGTAACAGCAACAGGTTTATGTACTCCAGGCGTTGAAGAAACAATTGTCATAGATGAGGTAGAAACAATTGAATATGAGGCTGATGGCTATACAGTCACAACAGATACTACAACTACAACTACAACAGTAACTATTACAAACCCAGATTCAGGGGATATTCTTGATGGAGATGCGGGATATGTTTCATCATCTAAATATGAAGGGGATATGGATATTGATTGGGGTGGACAAGGACCAGCATCAATGCCATCCGGCAACAGTTGCTACAATCTTGGCACAGATAAATGTGCACAAATAACAGGTAGTGGGAATTCAACATCAACAATGGGTGTATCTGGAATGGGAACAACTTTTATACAAACAGTTGATATATCAGAACTAGATATAGAAAATGGGGGAAGAACTAATTATTCAATAAAAGTAGATAAAAGAGATGCACAAGATCGTATTTATATGCACATTACAGGTAAGGATGGAAACACATCAGTCTTTAGTGGGACAGATATATTATCAGAATCTGGTGTAACAAGTGGATACCAAGAATATACAGGTGGTTTTGATTTTGCAGGAAGCATTACAAAATTAACTATAGAAATAGGGGGTAGAGATATTAATCTTGCGATAGGACCCTTGTTCGATGACGTTACAGTTAATGTGCTTTATAACGTTGTCAATACAATAGTTACAGAACAAATATTAAGTGTTGAAATGTGGGTAGCATATGGTGGTAGTACAGAAACAGAAGTTATAGATATTGTAGAAAATATTTTTGAACACAATGATATTGTTGTTGATGCACCTCAAGATGATTTTTATTTTGAACCAGAGTTTGACGAACCAGATATGGAAATGTCTTATGAAACTGTAGAGATGGAAATGGAAATGCCTAATTTTGAAATGGATTTACCTGAAATAGAGATGGAAATGCCTGAAGTTGAGGTAGCTGTTGTTGAAATAGAAATGGAAATGGAGATGGAATTAGAGTTAGAAATGCCAGCCCCAGAGCCAGAAATAACAGAAGAGATTGAAGTTGGTTCAGAACCAGATACAATAGAGTCAGAACCAGAAATGGAGGAGGTGGTAAATGAAACAGAATCTCAACCCAAAACTGAAAATGAGTCAGAATCCATGGATGAGCCTGTTGAGAAAGATACTACAGAAACTGAAGTTGATGCGGAAGAAGAGCCTAACTCGGAAGAAAGCGTATCAGAGGCTGAAACAAATGAAGATAAACCAGAGGATATGGAAGAAACAGAAGATAAGAGTGAAGCCGAAAAGAAGCCTGTAAAAAAACCAGAATCTAAAAAAGAAAAAGCTGCTAAAAAGATCGTAAAGAAGATGGGCGATAAAGGTAGATATGATTCAACAAATCAGTTAAAAACATTGATTGTAATGCAGGTGTTGGGTGATACAAAAACCTTTTTTGACTCACAAAAACAGC